GCAGACCCAGACAAGGCTGAACATGTATGGGGCGGTGCTTACGGTAGCAGTCAAGGCGCTATCCTGGCACGGTGGGTTAATGAGGCTGAACGTGACGGGCGTATCACTGACGATGTCATGACAGACAAGCACGGGGCAGGCTTGATTGTGTCTTGTGACTTGGGCTTTAGGGATACGGCGGGGTTCTGGTATTGGCAGCCTGTGCTGGGTGGGGCTAACGTGGTTCGATATGATGCCGATCATGGCCTCGATGCTGATGACTGGATTCCACGGATACAGCAAAACATCAAAGAACTAGGCGCAACACTGGGCAAGATATGGTTGCCACACGACGCTAGACACAAGACATTCCAAAGCAAACACACAAGCCAACAACGCTTCCAGGCAGCATTTGGCATGGGTAAAGTCGGAATAGTGCCAATGGCTAGAAAGGGAGATCAGATAGAGGCGGCCAGGACGTTTATAAAACAGTGTGCGTTCAATAAAAGTGAATGCGAGGCTGGGCTTGATGGTCTAAGGGCTTGGGAGTTTGAGTATAACGAAGATGATGGGATATTCAGCAAAGAGCCAAAGCATAACTGGGCTAGTCATCCGGGTGACGCTTTTGCCTATGGTTGCCAGGTGTTAAAAGAGCATCAACCAACGGCAGAGGAAAAGTTCCAGCCTAAATTCTGGGATCAACAATCACTAAATGAGCTATGGGAATCCACGCCCAAAAAGTTTAAACGTGTTTGATATGTTATATCATTACATATAGTATAATAGTACCCGGTGTCAAGTGGCACCGTACCCGACAAGATTTAACGACGGCGGCAAAATGGCAGATGAACAAAGTAAGTCGGCTCAACACTGGGCCGACGAACTAAAGCGATATAAAGACGATTACCGTGAGAAGTTCGAGCGGCGCGGCACTGAGATAGTTAAGCGTTTTCGTGATGATCGCAAAGACAGCGAGAACGGCGAGGCGCATTTCAACGTTCTTTGGTCTAATTTCAAGACGCTCAAGCCTGCGATATTTGCCAAAGTTCCAAAGCCCGAAGTTTCAAGACGGTTCAATGATAAAGACCCTGTAGCCAGGACAGCCGTTCAAATCCTTGAACGTGCGTTATCCTACGAAATCACTCAATATAATGATTACTACACAGGGCTATCAAATGTTGTAGATGACAGGTTGCTTCCTGGTCGTGGTGTGGCCTGGGTGCGCTATGAGCCGACCATCGAAACTATCGAGCAAGAGCCAAGCATCTATGAAGATGTAGAGGTTGGCGAGCCGTTAGAGTCAATCACCAACGAAACCACTCCCGTTGATTATGTAAGCTGGAAAGATTTCGCCCATGATCCAGTCAGGACATGGGAAGAAGTTACATGGGTAGCACGTAAAGTCTATCTATCTCGTGAAGAAGTAGTAGAACGCTTCGGCAAGCAGTTCGCGCAAGTGCCACTGACAAACCAGCCGAAAGACGAAAACAAAACAGAGGCAGAGCGCAATGCACTAGCTAAAGCCGAAGTGTGGGAAATCTGGTGCAAGCCTTCAAAAGCGGTGTATTGGTTGTGCACAGGCTACGATCAATTGCTGGATGAGCGACCCGACCCGTTAGAGCTGGAAGCGTTCTTCCCATGTCCTAAGCCACTCTATGCCACGCTGACAACTGACAGCCTGATACCCGTACCAGATTACGCACTGTATCAAGACCAAGCAAAAGAGCTTGATGAAATCACCAACAGAATACGCATATTAACCAAGTCACTCAAAGTGATGGGTATCTATGCGGCTGATGAGCCAGCTTTGCAGCGTCTACTCAAAGAAGGGCGCGATTCAGAAATGATACCTGTGACCAACTGGCCCGCATTTGCTGAAAAAGGCGGATTGAAAGGTGCTGTGGATTTCATGCCGCTAGGCGACATTATTGCAGCATTGCAAGAGCTGTACGTCAACCGTGAATCATGCAAGCAAATTATTTATGAAATCACTGGGCTAAGTGACATTGTTCGCGGAGCATCAATAGCCAGCGAAACCGCAACAGCTCAACAGATCAAAAGCCAGTTTGCGTCCATTCGTCTATCTGAAATGAAAAACGATGTGGCACGGTTTGCGCGTGATTTGATACGCATTAAAGCGGAAATCATGTGCAGCAAGTATCAGCCTCAAACACTGATACAAGCATCCGGCGTTTTAAGCACTGATGACGCTCAATTTGCTGAACAGGCAATCATGCTGCTTAAAAATGAGCCGTTGCGCAATTTCACAATTGATATTGAAAGCGACTCACTGGTCGAGCTAGACCAGCAGCAAGAAAAACAAGACCGTATCGAGTTTTTGACAGCAGCATCAGGCTTTATCGAGAAATCAGTACAAGCAGCAATGCAAGCCCCAAGCCTTGCGCCATTGTTGGGCGAAATGATGCTGTTCGGTATCCGTGGTTTTAAGGTTGGTCAACAGCTTGAAGGTTCATTTGAGCAAGCTATCGAGCAAATGAAACAGCCACAACAGCCACAAGGCCCAAGCCCAGAGCAGCAACAAGCCGAAGCAGATGTTCAAGCCAAGCAAATGGAGCTACAGCAGAATCAAGCTATTGAGCAGATGAAGCTACAGCATGAGCAAGCAATGGAGCAAATGCGTATCCAGGCCAACGCACAAATAGAAGGACAAAAGCTATTGTTGGAAAAGTGGAAAGTTGAGTTACAGGAATCAACAAAGCTTGCAATAGCCGAAAAATCAGCGCAGCAAGCACAAGCTAACGTAGGAGTTATCGAATAATGGCCAACAATCGCATGTATTTAACGCACATGCCCACGGGTGACAGTGTTTACCTTGGTAAAAGACAGGGTGATGGCTGGCATGACGTACCAAGCGACCTATCAGAGCAGGTTTTGAAGCTTTTCACCTCTGCATATTTAGAAGGTGTCGGGCTGGATGATTTCGCAATTTCAATGGAAGAATCGCCGAGTGCTTTAGTCAACACAGACTGGACGCAATGCGAAAAGGTTGGCGACTTTTTGAATCTTTCAGCGGGTGAATGATGCCCGTTTGGGATGTGAAATGTAAAAAATGCGGTAATGAAATGGAGATATTCAGGCGCATAGCCAGCATGGATGACTTGCCATTGTGTTGTGATGAGCCGATGCAACGCCAGGTATGTATGCCGTTTGTGCCTCAAGAGTTCAAGCCTTATCGGTCAATGATTGACGGGCGCATGATTACAGACAGAGGTGAACACAGGCGACATTTAAAAGCTAACGGCTGTATTGAAGTAGGCAATGAAAAGCTAACGCCTAAGAAGCCTGAAAAGAGCAAGAAAGATCAGGAAAATTTGCGGCAAGACTTATCACAGAGACTTGAAGCAGCAAGAGTTTAACCACTGGTGAAGGGGCCAGATACTTATGACAATAGAAGATGAAAACCTGACGACTCAGGAAGAAGTCATCCAGCAAGAACAGCCGGTTGATATTAAAGAAACGATAGCTAAACAGCTTGATGAAGCCGACAAGGAACCGGAAAAAGTTGAAGAACCGGAAACCAAGGAAGAACCACCAGCAGAGCCGGAATACAAAGCCAAGCTGAACGGCTACGACAATCAAGCCCGCGAGGTACTGGGCAAGCTACCTGTTGACGTTCAAAAGATTATTGACGCACGAGAAGAAAAGTTTCACAAGGGCATTGAAGGTTACAAGCAAGCGGCAAACTTTGCTCAAAATGTCGGCAAAATATTGGCTCCTGATGTACAATATTTGCAACAATATAACATTACACCCGACCAGTTTTTAACACGATTGGTCACAGCAGAACGGCAGCTACGCAGCAATGACCCACGGGTTAAATTGAATGCTGCCCATGCAATTATGCAAGATTACGGTGTTGATTTGGGAATGCTCACGCAAACCCAGTACGACCCTAAATTACAGCAGTTGCAAAACGAAAACATGCAATATCGCTCCTATTTGGAGCAGGCCCAAGCCTCTCGACAGAGTGCCGAGGTTGACCAAGCCCGCGAAATGATTTCCGAGTTTGGTCAATCGCGTGAGTTTTTCGATCAGTTAAAGCCGGTTATGGCTGACCTACTAGACAAAGGGTTGGCAACCACACTTGATGAAGCTTACGCGAAAGCAATCAGGCTAGATGATGGTGTTTTTCAACAGTACCAAGCTAAACAGCTTGAAGAACTGAAAAAACAAGACTCCCTGAAAGCTAACCAAGCTGCACAAGCAGCAAAGGCGGCGGCAGTTAGTGTTCGCGGTGGCTCTCCTTCGGGAATTTCACACGCACAAACTCCCGCAAATACTCAAGAAGCTGTCCGTTTAGCGATGGAACAGCTAGGTTTATAGGGGTTTATTTATGGCATGGGCCAATAGCGCGATTAGTGACATTATCGCAACCACGATTGAAAACCGTTCGCGTTCAGCAACGGATAACTTAACCAACAACAACGCATTGCTGAACCGTCTTAAAAAACGTGGCAATGTAAAGACCATTTCAGGCGGCTCTCAAGTGCTGCAAGAATTGTTCTATGACGATTCAACAACCAACACAGCATCAAGCTATGCCGGTTATGAAACGCTGAATATCAGCCCTGATTCTCCGATCAGTGCCGCAGCGTTTAACGTCAAGCATTACGCCTCAAGTGTGACTATTTCCGGGCCTGAATTGCTGGCGAATAGCGGCAAAGAGCAGATGATTGATTTGCTGGCAACTCGTGTTGAAATTGCAGAGGCGCGATTAGCTAACAAGATCGACTTAGACCTGCATGGCTTGGAATCTGGCAACAGTGGTAAAAACTTGGCTGGTTTGGCGGATATGTTGCCAACAGGTACGGCAGGCTCACGAGTTAACTCCGGCACTTATGGCGGTATCTCTCGCAATACTTGGGCGTTCTGGCGGCATTGGTACGAAACCGGCACTAGTGCAACCACAGCGCCTTGTACAGCGGCAACAATTCAACGCGCCATGAATAAGGTGGCTTTGAAGCTGGTTAGGGGTACTGATAAGGTTGATTTGGTGTATGCAAGTGAAGAATCATTCAACTTGTATTTGCAATCATTGCAAGCCATTCAACGTATCACTAACGAATCCGACATGGCGGCGGCTGGTTTTACCGGCCTGAAATATTACGGCGGTGGCGGTTCTGCTGATGTGATCTTGGGTGGTGGTATCGGTGGCAACGCTACTGCAAATACCATGATGTTCTTGAACACCAAGCATATTTTCTTCCGTCCACACGCTCAACGTAACTTTGTTGCTATTGGTGGAGATCGTCAATCAGTCAATCAAGATGCGGTTGTTCGCTTGATGGGTTGGAGTGGTGCGCTAACGTGTGACGGTTTGGAATTCCAGGGCCGTTTAGACTCTAACACTTAAAGGGGGAATTTATGCCTTTTTCAAGTACGGCGCTGATTGGCGCAAAATTGAGCAACGTTGATACAGCGGCAGATGTTGTGGCAATGAACGGGCAACCACCACACCGCATCGGTACGCAAGTATGGGGCGATGATGGCAAGTTGTATGTGTATGCAAAAGTTAATGCTGGATCAATTTCAGCATCAACCGCAGTTTGCACAGTGAACGCTACTACATTTTTTGCAACATCATCAGGTGGTAATTATCTATCCCCAGCTACTGCTATGGGTGCTGGTGACTATGGTTGGTTTGCAAAAACCAGCGTTTAAGGACTTTTAGCCAAGGATGGCTATTTAACTTTTAAACCTCGACAGGTGAAAAATGAGTGAAGAACTAAGCTATACCGGCGAAACAACCGGCGACGAGAATTTGAATGTAACGTTTTACAAGGTTGTGAATGAAGAAGGTAATGAGCTGGTTTATGTGCGAATTGCCATACCAGGAAATGACTGTTCGATTATTGAAGAACCAGTAAACGACCATTACAAGGCACGATTTCGCAAGCAATGGGAAGTATTTAATAACGTCAGAAAGATGACAGGAACACCCATTGAACAGTGGGACGGATGCCCGGATGCAATGATTCGAGAGCTTAAAAAGCTGGAATTCAATTACATCGAGCAGCTTGCCAGTGCGCCTGATAACTTACTCCAGGGCATCATGGGCGGTGCGACATGGCGCAAGAAAGCACAGGACTATTTAGAGCGTAACAAAGTTACACCTGAAATGGTCATGAACGCACAACAAGCACAGATTGAAGAATTAAAGCAGCAAGTGGCGGCACTGACCAGCAGACGCAAATCAACTGAATAGGTAACTCATGGCGACTTTGTTAGAGAATGTTACAGACGCATTAGACGAACTGGGTTTGGCGCGGGTTTCAACCGTCACAGGCTCTAACAACTCCACAGCACGCCAAATGCTAGGCTTATTTAACAGAGTGGGCGACCTGCTGTTGAATGAGATGGACTGGCAGTTTATGGCTAAAGAGCATCGTTTTCAGACGGTGTTCTACCAATACACAGGCAATACCACGGCAGGCAGTACCACGATTAGCGGCTTGTCTAGTGTGGTGGGCTTATCTACTGACTTTATGGTGACAGGTGGCGGGGTTCCGCAAGATACTTTTATTGTATCGGTGGGCGTTAATAGTGTCACACTCAGCCAGCCCATACCCAACACTGCCACGGGTGTTACTTTTACATTCGGGCAAGCACTGTACGCCATGCCAAGCGATTATGACCATATCGTAAATCATACCCAGTATAACAAAACTAATCGTTGGGCTGTTGTGGGGCCAAATT